TATAATTATACTTATCCAAATGGTCAGCAGTTTCCAAATGATGGTAATGGTTCAGCAGGGGATAACATTAATTGTCGTTGCACTTTCATTGGTGTAATATAAGGAGTAATACAATGGTAAAGAAATTATTTATTAAATCAAATATGGAAATGAAAGCTTCTAAAACTGAAGATAGAGTTATAGAGTTTATAGCTTCAAAAGAAGTAGTTGATCGCGGGGGTGATGTTTTAAAAATTAAAGGTATGAACCTTAAAAATTTTAAAGAAAACCCAATAATTTTATATGGTCATGATAGAGGTAGTCTTCCTATTGGTAAAGCAATTTCTATGAGAAAGACTGGTGATGAATTAAGAATTAAAGTTGAATTTGCACCAGCAGAAACATATGCATTTGCAGACACGGTATATAGATTGGTTAAAGGAAATTATCTTAGTGCTACAAGTGTTGGTATCATTCCTGATTATGATAGTATGGAGTACCCTGACGGTAAGAAATTAAATGGTAAGTCTATTAGAAGAATCATAAATAAATCAGAATTATTTGAATTATCTGTTGTTCCTGTACCAATGAATGAGCAAGCTTTGAAGGTTACTAAAGCATTTGAAGAAGGTATTATAAATGAGAATGAATTGAAAGAATTTAAAACAATAAATGATAAAGATTTTAATATTGAGGAAGATGTTGAACTTGAAACTAAAGATTTAAAAGAAGAAAATATTGAACTTAAATCTAAACTAGCTGCTATGGAACTATTACTTAAAGAACAAGAAATGGAAGCTGAGGAAGAAGATTCAATTTATAAAGATTTATTTGATGAATTTACAGAAGATAAAAAGATTCCTGATGATTCAATTACTGAACTATATAAAATGTTCACAGACTTGGATGCTAACATCGAGAAGAATTTAGAACATATTAATGATGAAGATATCCTAGATGGATATTTTGAATAAGCTTTAATTATAGGTATGCAAGCCACGATAAGTGTGCATATTGCAATACATACTATATTTAAGCACAATGGTAATAAATAAAAACTAAAACTTATAATTAAAGAGGAAACAAAAATGACTGATAAATTTGATAAAAATAAAGAAGCTTTAAAAGGTCTTATTAAAGAAGTTAATCAAGAAATGCCTAATGAAAAATTAGCAGCTCTTGAGGAAAAAGCGGCTATCCAGGAAGAAACTAATGCTAAAATTCTTGAATCTAATACTGAATTAAAAGCTCAATTAGAGTCTATGCAAGGTAAATTGGTTACTTTAAAACAAAATGTTGGTTCTACTAATACTTTCTTATTCAAAGGTTTTAATCCTGATATGAGTAAGAACTTTAGAAGTACTCTTTCAAGTGAAGATACTGAAAAAGTAGCAAAGGTTATGATTAAAAGTATTGAAGGTCCTGTATTTACTAATGATGTTGTTGATAAAGTATTTGCTGGCGCTAATGCAATTCCAGTTCAATATGGTAATGCAGTAATGGGTCTTGCTGAACTTAGTTCTGTAGCATTGAGTTATGCTAATGTTATTGTAGCAGACGCTCCTACTATTAAACTACCTACTAAAGGAACAAGAGATACAGTAGATAGTCAAGCATCTGGAACTGCTAATACAGCTGGTACTTCTACAATTGGTCAGTTAACATGGACTATTGACAAAAGAGTTGGTAATTATATAGAACTTTATAATAGTCAATTAGAAGATGCTAACTTTGATATTGTGAATCAAATCATTGTTCCTATGCAAGCTGAAGCAATTGGTCAGAATGCTGATGATGAAATGTTTAATGGAACTGAATTTACATCTAGTGTTTCTGATGTAACAGCTTCTATTGATTCAACTGCATCTGTTGTATTTACATTTGCTAACTTGACCACTATGTTCTATGCACTTGAGTGGGAAAGAATCCTTGGTGATCCTAAATGGTTTGGATCAAGAGCAGCATTGAAAGATATTGCATCATTAGCAGATACTACTGGAAGACCTATTTTTCAGCAAGTTCCTATTAATGGTAGACCATCTCAAATGTTGCTTGGTGCCGAATATGTAATTTGTCCTTCAATTGCAAATGCACCTGCTGATGGAGCTATTAGATTAGCATTTGGTGATCCTAAACATTACACTATCTTTGTTAGAGGTGGTGAATTTGTTTCTATGGTTAACCCTTATATCAAAATGAAAGAAGATATCACCCAGTTTATCTGCAAAGCTAGAATGGATGGTAATGTTTCTGATCATGCTACTGCATCTAGTTCTGGTGCTTGGACGATCGCTCAACGAAATGACTAATAATAATTAACCTTGTTGGGGTGTCTGAAATATGGCACCTCAACATTATTTACTATAATAAAAGATTAATCATCAATAGGAGAGATACATGGCAACTACAAATCTATGCACCTTGGACGACGTATTAAGTCAGCTCGGTATCAAAGATGATAGTCTTGATAAAGTTAATGATTTAATAGAAAGAATGATTATTGCTAAGACTGCAGCTATAACAAATTACATTGGATATACACAAATACTAGCAGATGATTATACTGAATATTATAATGGTGATGGCGGTAATAGAATATACACAAATAATATTCATATTAATTCAGTTTCTGAGATTAATGATGATGTTGAGTGGGATTGGGATACAGATACAGAGATAACTAGTTATAAAATTTCAACAGATAAAACTTATATATTATTAAAAGATGATGTTACTCAAGAAGGTAGTCAAAATGTTAAGGTTACTTATAATGCAGGATTTTCTACTATACCATCTGATTTAAAAGATGTTTGTATTGAGGAAGTTACAAGAGCATATAATGAGAAATTAAATGTTGGAGTAGCAACTAGAACTGATTCTAAAGGTGGTATTACAAGAGTTGAAAAAGGTTGGATGAAACAATCCATTGAAGTTATGGATAGATATAGAAAATGGAGTATCATCTAATGGAATATAAACTAACATTACCTACAAAAGAGTTAAAGAAATTAAATAAAGGCACTGAATTTAGAGCAGGTATGTTAAAGGGTCTTAAGAAATCAATGATATTCGCAGAAGGTGAAGCAAAGAAATCATTTGGTAGACCTGGTAATTTAAAATCTCGTAGTGGTCATTTAAGAAGAAGTATTAAATCAACTACTAAAGAGACAAGCACTGGTGCAGAAGGAATTTTAAGCAATAATGTTATATATGCTGCTATACATGAATATGGTGGAATGGCTGGTAAAGGATTAAGATCTAAAATACCAGCAAGACCATTTCTAAGACCAGCTATTGAAGATAATACAATTAAAATTTCAAGAATCATTAAAACTGAGATAATGAAGGAGGTCAAACGCAATGCAAGATAGCAAAGATTATTTAGTGTTAGCTCAATTGAAGTCTGACCTTGAGGATAAGTTTAATAATGAGACTAGAACACAATGTAGTCAATTTAAAATCGGAGACTATATGTGGGAGGATCATAAAATTAAACCTTCATTATCATTTCAAGGTGATGTTATAACAATAGATACTGAGCATAAGATCATGGGTGGTCACTATTATAAACAAATAGATATAACTCTTGATATGTTCATGGATAATAATCCAGATGTTGAAATACATGATGATATATATAAATTCAAAGATGATATTGAGAAGTTCCTTAAAAGTACTGATTGGACATTTAGAGCAGAGACAAGTATAGGTCCAGAATCGGTTGTATATATAGGTGGTCCAAGTGACCCAGTAAAGCAAGCAAGATTAACTTTTTCAGTAATATATAAAGATTAATAGGAGATATAAAAATGGCAACACAAACAGGTATAGACGCAGTAGTAAAGCTTGGTACTGTTGAGATTGCAGATATGGCTACTTGGTCATTCACTGACGAGAAAGCACCTATCACTGCACCAGTATTTGGTGAAACTTTTAATAAAGTTCATGGTATGGGTATTAGAAACGTAACTGGATCAGTAACTGGTTATTTAAATACTAGTGATTCAACAGGTCAGATTCTAATCCAGACAGCTTATGAAGCAGGAACAGCATTGTCTGACTTTAGAGTATATATTAATGATACTCAATATTGGTTAGGTACATCAGTATATATTTCTAATTTCAATACTAGTGCTACAGCAGAAGACGCAGTAATTCCTATTTCATTTGATTTCACAGCATCTGAAAATTGGACTTTTGTAACAACTTAATATAAATAAATTCGGGGGTTTATAAAATGATAGTAATAGATAAGAGTAATGAGAAATCAAAATGGTTTGATTATGACGAGGATGTAAAGTTTTTAATCAAACCATTTCCAGTATCAGCAAGAGTATTAAATCCTTCATCAAATAATTCGTTAACTGATATACTATTAAAACAAGCTATGTATTCATTAGAAGGTTGGGAAGGTGTAGTTGATGTTGATGGTAAACCAGTAAAGTTCACCGATAAAAACAAAGAGTTCTTATTCACATATTCAGAATCTTTAGTTCAATGGGTATGTGTCAAGAGCGCTGAGTTAAATAAGACAATTATAAATGTGAAACAAAAAAAAATCTAAAGGATTATGCTAAGTTTGTATTTAGAGATAAAAGAGTAGGTAATTGTGATGCATGTATAAAGATTCATATTAAAAGAGGACTAGAATTAAATTGTCTAACTGATTGTAGACAAGGTTTTGTTGAATTGATGGAAGATAACTGGGACACCATTGGTATTTTAGAAGATTATGAGTATTCATTATTCTTAAATATCAATGGTGGCGACATGAGTGTTAATACAACATCTATATGTGATGTTTTAAAAGCAGAAGGTTATACTGGTAGTAAATATAATTATTTATTCAGTAGTATGGTAATTTTTATGTCTCAAGTTATAATGACTATACAACAAAATAATACTAAAAAATAGAGGATTTAATTATGGCGGAAAAAATAGAATTTGCTTTGGTGGTTGATGAAACAGGCGCTATAACATCTATGAATCGTATAGAAAGAGCTACCAAATCAGCAACAAATAATATGAGCAGTAACTTTCTGTCATTAAGTAATGTTATTAAAGGTGGACTTGTATTAGCTATAGGTGCCTCTATATTAAAAATTAAAGAGTTAGCTGGTGCTTCTATATCTTTAGCATCAAATTTAGAAGAAACTCAAGGTAAATTTGAAGTAGTATTTAGAGGGTTAACAGAAGCAGCAGAAGGTTGGGCTACTACTTTACAAGATTCATATGGAATGGCTGAAACTGAATCTAAAAAATATTTATCATCTTTACAAGATTTATTAGTACCAACAGGGTTAGCGAGAGAAGAAGCAGGTAAATTATCAATGGCATTTGCACAAATGGCTGCTGATTTAGGTTCATTTGGTAATTATGAAACTGAACAAGTTATTCGTGATATTCAATCTGCTCTACAAGGTGGTTCTGAAACCATGGCTAAATATGGTGTCAATGTTAAAGCTGCTAAAGTAGAACAAGAAATATTTAGATTAGGTCTTGTTAAAAGTAAAGATGAAATAAATGATGCTCATAAAGCGATTGCTATATATTCAATTACTATGAGAGAAGGTGCAGATGCTATAGGTGATATGTATAGAACACAAGCTTCATATGCTAATCAATTGAAATTCTTAAAAGCTAATATAAATGATTTAATTACTACAATAGGTAAATCATTCCTACCAACATTAACTGATATAGTTAAATATGTAAATATATGGTTTCAAGCAAATGAAAATATAATACAACAAGATTTACCTAAATATTTAACACAAGTTGGTGGTAATATAACAACAATTATTAATACACTTGATATATTTTGGAGAGTATTAAAATTTGATTTTCTTGCATTTAAAGTTATTCTACAATCATTATCATTAACTATAGTAGCAGTATCAGATACAATTATAAATGGACCGGTTAGAGCTATAAATGAATTAATAATTCAAATGAATCGTTTACCAGGGATAGCAATTCCTATGCTTTCAACGGTTGGTGTAATTGAAGATGCTAATACTAAGTTACAAGATTCAACTAATGAAACAATCGAAAAGATGAAAGCTTTGTTTACTACACCATTAGCAGGAACAGCTATTTTAGATATGTTTGATCAATCTAAAATTAAAGCATCTGAATTTAAATTAAAGTTAGATGAATTAGCTGGATTATTAAATGGTTTTGAAAATCCAGGTGGAAGTTCTAATGAAACAAAAATAGAAGAGTTAAAAAAATTAAAAGAAGAAGAAAGGGAAATACACCTACAAGGTATAGCAGATATATATGAAGCTAATGTTGCAGCAGATGAAGAATTAAGACAAACTAAACTTGCTGCTTGGGAATGGGAGAAAGAATATCAAGCTAAAATTAATGATGAAAAGATTGCAGCTGCTGAAGAACAAGCATTAAAAATTAAAGAAATACAAGAACAATTACAAAATTCATTTGCTACTGGTTTGACTGATGGTTTAATGGATTGGATTGATGGAACTAAGTCAGCAAAAGATGCATTTTCAGATTTCGCTTCATCCTTCTTAAAAGAAATAGCTCAAATGATTATTAAACAAACAATACTAAATTTACTACAAGGAAAAGATGGTAAAGGTGGTTTATTTGGAATGATATCATCATTTATTGCTAGTGCAGATGGTAATGTATTTGATGGTGGTAAATTAGTTCCATTTGCTAATGGTGGTGTTGTAAGTAGTCCAACTGTATTTCCAATGGCTAATGGTGCAGGAATTATGGGTGAAGCAGGACCAGAAGCTATTATGCCACTTAAACGTGGAGCAGATGGTAAGTTAGGTGTATCAGGTGGGTCAGGTGGATCAAGTTTTATTGTAACTAATAATATTCAAGTTAGTTCAGGTGCTGGTGGTGATGAAGAAGATAAAGTTAATTTATCAAAACAAATATCACAAGCAATTGAAATTAAATTCAAAGATATGGTCGTCAAAGAGAAAAGATATGGCGGACTTCTATATGGAGGAGCATAAATATGGCTGCAACATTTCCTACAACATTAGAACCTACTATAGCATCTCAGAAATCTCATACACCAAGAGTTAAACAAATAGCATTTGGTAATGGATATAAACAGATATATGGTGATGGTTTAAATTCAGATACTGAGAAATGGAGTTTAGGTTGGACCGTTAATGATACTAATAAACAAACTATAGAAGATTTTTTTAGCACAGCTGCTGGTTATAACTATTTCAATTGGACTAGTCCAGAAACAGGTGCAACTCAGAAACAATATATATGTCCTACATGGATGATTAAACCAATAGGTGCTAACTTTTATGAAATAACAGCAACCTTTGAAGAATGGACGGGACTTGTATAATGGCTACTAATACTAAAATAAAAACTGATATTCAAAAACTTGATGTTGGATCTGAAATAATTGATTTATATATCTTAGATACAACTAGTTTAGGTGGTTCTATTGCTTACTTTACTCCTATGACAGAAGGTGGATCTAATGTTGTATTTTGTGGAGTTACATATATTCAATTACCATGTGAGATAACTGGTATGGAAATAAAAGGTGATGGAACAATGCCAAGACCAAGAATAAAAGTAGCAAATGTATTCTTAACATTCGTTGGTATGGTTAATGCTTATCAAGATGGTATAGGTTCTAAAGTAACACGTATAAGAACTTTCAAAAAATATTTAGATAGTCAAGTTACTGCAGATTCAGCAGCTCAATTTCCAAAGGATATATTTTATATTGAACAAAAGGTAACTCAAACTAAACATTTTATTGAATGGGAACTAGTTAGTCCTATGGATATTGGACAAAAAAAGATACCTAAAAATCAAGTATTAGCTTATTGTCAACATAGATATAGAATATATGATTCAGGTTTTGATTATACATTAGCTACTTGTCCATATAGTGGAACTGATTATTTTGATAGTAGCGGTGCATCAACAACTATTGATGGTGATAAATGTGGTAAGACTCTTAGTGATTGTGAATTAAGATATTCAGCTGCTAGTGATGAATTACCATTCAAAGGGTTTCCAGTTGTAGGTCAAATTGCTCAGAAATATAGATAATGGGGGTATCATGTTTACATATAATCCAAACATATATACAGGTGATTTAGATGGTCGTTGTGTTAAAGCTGCTATCAATCATGCAATGGAAGAGTTTCCAAAAGAGTCTTGTGGTTCTATTATTAATGGACATTATATAAGATTTGAAAATAAAGCAGAAGATCCTTTTAAAGAATTTGTTATTGATGATGATGATTGGTATTTAGCATATATGAATGGTGAGGTTGAATGTTTAGTTCATAGTCATAATGATTTTGGTTCTGCTTCAATGTTAGATCAAAAACAACAACATGAATTACAAATTCCATCATTAATAATAAATTTAAGAAACAATTCGTTAATGGATTGTATAGTATTTGGTGAAAAGGAACATGCACCATTAGTAGGTAGACCATTCTTTTGGGGTGCATTTGATTGTGGAACATTAGTTATGGATTATGTTTGGGATACATTTGGATATAAGATTAAAACACCACCTCACGAATGGGGATTTTGGATGGAAGAAGATTGTTTTATGAATTATATTAACCAAGATTTGGCGTTTTATGAGGTGCCTATTAAAGATATTAAGAAGCATGATATCCTATTATACAACATAGATGGAGCTAAGTATATCAACCATGTAGCTGTCGTAACAAGCGATAGAGGTGAGGTGTTACATCACATTATAAGAAATGTTTCAGGAATATATCCTATTAATTATAATAGAAAGTATTTACGTAAAGTAATGAGGTATAAAAATGATTAAATTTTATGGATACCTTGCTAAAAAATATGGTAAGGAAGCAAAGATAAAAGTAAATTCAGTTCCTGAAATGATGAAAGCATTAGAAGCTAATTTTAATGGATTTAAAAGTGATATAGATGAACTAAGAGGTTATGTAATTAGACGTGGTAACACTTTTAAGACTGGTATTGATGTTGGAAGTGAAGAGATTGAAATGAATTTTGGTGAAACTACTTGGCATATATTACCATTACCTATTGGATATGGTGGTAAAGGTGGTGGTATATTCAAAATAGTATTAGGTGCTATATTAATTGCTCTTTCATTTGTTCCTGCATTTGCTGCATTTTCAGGTGTAATGATGAAACTTGGTGCTGGTATGGTGTTAGGAGGGTTAGCTGCTATATTAGCTCCAGCTCCTATAGTCCAAGATTATTCTGATAGAGAGGAACCTGATAAAAAACCATCATACTTATTTGATGGTCCTGTTAATAGAACTGCTTCTGGTGGTGCTGTTCCACTTATATATGGTAGAGATGTATTTGTAGGATCTGTATTTGTTAGTGGTGGTTTAGAAATAGGAGACATAGCATAATGGTTAAAAAAATAATTAGAGGTCACGGTGGTGGTGGTCAACAAGAAGCATATAAACCAGTTGAAGCTGAGAACTCTTTGCAAGCTAATACAATCGCTAACTTAATTGATTTATTAGGTGAAGGTGAGATTGGTGGACCTGCAAATAATAATGATTGGTATCAGTCTACTTATTTAAATGAAGTTCCAATTAGAAATTCAGACTTATCTCTTAATTTTCAAGGGGTTACATTACAACCAAGAGTAGGAACATCAAGTCAGAGTTATTTAAAAGGATTTAATGGAGTTGAAACTACTAATTCAGTTGGTGTTGCACTTACAATTACCGGTGGTCCAGTAATACAAACAATTACTGATACTGATGTTGATGATTGTAAAGTAACTATTTCAATTCCAGCTATGATGTCTCAAGCAGATAATGGTGATTTAAATAAAACAACATTACAAATAGCTATTTTTGTAACACCAAATAATGGAGCAGGAACAAAACAAACAGTAGTAGACCCAAATGGTGCAGGAAAGATATATGGTAAATGTATTACTGAATATAGAAAGCAATACATCATAAAGAATCTATTACAATATGGTTCTGCTCCTTGGGTTATTACAGTTGAAAGAATAACAGCTGATTCAGATACTGCTAAATTACAAAATGCTTGTTCATGGTATTCATATACTGAGGTTATTAATGCTAAGTTAATGAATTATGATAGAGCAGTTATGGGTCTTACTATTAATGGATCTGAGTTTGGTAATACAATGCCAACAAGAGCATATAAAGTTAATGGTCGTAAGATTAAAATCCCAAATAATTATGATGTTGAAACAAGAACATATGATGGTATATGGGATGGAGACTTTACTACTGGTGTATCTAATAACCCTGCATGGATTGTATATGATTTATTAACTGATCCAGATGTTGGTATTGGATTAGCAATTGATGAAGATATGGTTGATAAATGGAGTTTATATTCAGCAGCTCAATATTGTGATGAATCAGTTAATGCAATAACTAGAACTAAAAATGCAGCTGGTGTGTGGACAGACTCTACAGCAGTAGAACCAAGATTCTCATTCAATGGTGTTATTGAAACTAGAACACAAGCATTAGAAGTTATAACTCATATGTGTTCAGTATTTAGAGGATATCCAATGTGGTCTGCTGGACAAATAACTTTTATTCAAGATAGACCAATTACATCACCACCAAGACCAGTAGGTTTATCAAATGTAGCAGAAGGTGGATTTAGTTATACTGGTATACCAAAAAGAGATAGACATACTGTAATAAAAGTTTCATGGAACAATCCAGATATATTAGGGAAATTAGATGTTATTGAAATTGAAGATGAAGATGGTATTAAAACATTTGGTTATAATGAAATGGATTTTGCTGCATTTGGTTGTAATTCAAAATCTGAAGCAATTAGAAGAGGTAAATATGCTTTAGATACTGATATAAATGCAAGAGAATCTGTAACCTTTAGTGGTGGATTAGAATGGGCGGATGCTTTACCTGGTGAATTAATAGCGGTTCAAGATCCAAATTATGCTGCAACTGTATTAGAAGGTAGAGTTAAATCTGGAACAACTACTTCTTTAGTATTAGATAAACAAATTGTAATTGAAAGTGGTGTTACATATACTATGTTTATTCAAACTGCAGAAGGAGATCCAGTTGAAAGAGAGTTAACCAATGTTGCATCTACTACTGATACATTAACATGGTCATCACCTTTATCAACAGCTCCATTTACAGGTGCTATGTTAGTATTATCAG